GTATTTATAGATATCTCTCATTGTCTCTTCAGGTTGCTCTGTTAAGTGTTCATAGGGTATATACATAATATCGTCCTTTAGTTTTGTTTGTATTGTATTATAAAGACTCTGAAAGGCATGACCTACTGGAGCACCATTCATCCAAATGTTTACTCTACTTTCTACAGTCATTCCTTGAAGTGCTTCATAATCTACTATTCCACTAGCTTTGTTATCCATTGGATTTTTTCGAAATAATTTTTCCATACTTGCGAATATATCAAATGGGTGTCTTACCATACAAAGCATTTTACACTGGGGAAACAAAGCATCAGTGAAATCAGCTATTCTTGACCATGCACGATGTTTATCTATTATGTATGGTTTATCAGTAATCTCATTATAATATGCTTCTATTCCTGCTCTTAAAAATTCTTTTAATGATTCACTTCTTTTCTCTATCCCTTCTGTTTTTGTATGCTCAGCGTTTTGCCAGTAATAATGTGCACCATGCACTGCATCTGCTAATCCACTAGATGGACTTGCATATATATCTGGATTGTTCCCTAAAATATTAGATAATAGGGTTGACCCCGCACGGGGTAAACTTGAGTTGAATACTATCATTTTTTTTTCTCTCCTATGTTCATTGTGAAACGGTAGGGCTCAGCCCCACCATTCCTATTTGGTTTGCCTTATGCTAGAGGGTCTAGAGGCGGCCCGTTAGCTGCTTGAGATTCATCCGAAACGAGTACCGCTTGTTTTTTGGCTACACATCTCTGTGGAAATCCAGCAACGCAATTTGCACAGCGTGAATCACCAGTTCCTCTTAAACAGCCAGCTTCATCAGCTGCGGGTATGATTTTAATTAAATCAGCCATATTTATCCTGTTACCTCAATTATGTTTAATTGACCAGTCCAATTAACTGCATCTCCTGCTGCACCTGTTACAATTAGTTTTAAAGACTTGTTAGTATCGTCTGCGGCTGCACTTACTGCCCAACCTGCGGTGTCTTCACCAATTGTAGTTATTGATGGTGTACCAACTAAAGCCACTGTATTAGCGTTGTTATCAATAGCACCTTGTATTTTGTAGGCTCCTGAATTATCATCAGCATCAGTTTGCCTTCCAACAATAAGAGCTTCGAAAACGGCAGTTGTGTCATTTGCGACTATAGCTCTGTGTGTATTTGAACCATCTCCGAAAAGTAATTCAGTTGCGGTTGCATCTGTGGTTTGGATTTTAGCTACTGCCAGAGTACTTTGTGAGTCTCCTACAGCACTATGTGCTCCACCACCGAATGTTAAACCACCAGCGTATTTACCCCAAACTTGTCTTCCCATAGCTAATCCACTTCGGCCTTCGTTACGATTACCAGTTACACCGAGTTTATTGGTGTCACCTATAATGGTACCATTCCAACCATATAATGTATTAATATATCCAGCAGCCAAACATCCGGGACCTATATCCCAAGTTTGTCCAGACTTTCCTAAACTATTAAAGTAACCAGCGAATAAACCACCTGTACCACCGCCATAATGCTCAATACTGTTTCCAAACACAGAGTTAGCATCATGGGTGGTTGAAGTTGCTCCACCAGAAGATAGAGTATTAGAATATCCCATCATTACTGTACCATCTCCACCTTTTTGCATTGTGTTACTACGACCCATCATCACAGCACCCCAAGCTCCATCTGCGGAAGACTCTAAATCGTTACTGTATCCTCCTATTGTAACCCACTGACAGTCAACGTCATGGGCTTCTCCCAATATGACTGAACCTGAACAGTTTCCACTGACTTCATTTCCTCTACCCAAAACATAACAGTTTCTAGGTAAGTCACCGCCAGCATCCACATATATTGTATTATCTGTTCCTAATACAATTATGGATTCGCCCTCAACACCACTGGTGTTTGCTATAGGGATAGTATTTCCTGTCCCCATTTGAACGGGCTTTGCACCCGCATATCTATAATTATTTGTTGCCATAATTTTCTCCTTATCCTGTTGTTTGTACTAATGTTGTATATGCAACAGTGGGAGGCATTTCCTCGCCAGCCCCCCAAAGGCTAATTAACTAAGCTTAACCAGAAGCTCCGTTAATGAAAATACATCCAACTTCAGGTCTGATGACCTTAAGACCGTATCTCATAGACATGTAGGAACCGACAATTCCGAATCCGGGATTGGCTTCTTCTACAGTGAGTGGTCTTCTTTCTACGTAAACCATAGGTTTAACGGAAAGGTCAAAAACACCAAATCTTGTTGAAGGTACCCAAGCGTTAACTACTACGGTTAGACCGTAAAGTGAACCAACGACACCAGTAGAAGCTGTGTTATTAACAGGGCTTCCGGGCATCATAGCTGCTTGAGTTGGGTTTGCTGCTCCACCAGCTTCTCCTTGTCCTGCTGTGTAAGCAGTTACGAAGTCACCCAAGTCTAATAATGACTTGTAGTGTGCAGGTGAAATAAACAAGTGGTTTGCATTGTACCCGTGGGTAGAGATGCGGTCGATACCTTGTGTGATATCAGAGAGAGCTAAGTCTCCTGCTGTGTCACCTGCGGCTCTTACGTATGAATTACGGATTAATCTGGTTGCAGATTCGTTTCCGTAGGAGTTCAAACGTGAACTTCCGCTGTCGATATCAGCTGCTGCCATACCTGCTCCGAAGAATCCGGAGTACGGGTTGGTTGCAAAAGTTGTGATTGTTGCTTCAGTTGTGGTTTCGTCTATTGCGACGGTTCCGTATGTAGCATCAGCAGCGTTTCCACCGAAAATGACTTTGACAACGTTGTCAGTCATGTGACGGTCTACAGCTCTGCGAGCTTCATTCAAAGCCATTTCAACTTCGTTGAACCTTGAATCTTCAATCATTCTGCGGGTTACACCTACTGCAATACCCCATTCTTTCACTGAGATACGCTCGGAGCGTAGCTTGGTGTGTTGGTATTCAGGAGTTGTTCCCTCATTTATTTGTTCTAGCTTCATGCTAGGTCGTGCTAATGTAATATCAATATTACCACCGGTATCGGTTGTCATTGGTTCAGCGAAGAAAGACATTGCAGGAAGGTCAGTGACTTTGTAGTCCATGATAGCTTCCTTATAATCAATAAGTACTCTCTCTCCTAAACCTCCGTCAACTGAGCCAGTATTCAAACTGGTCAATAAACCGGGTGTTGCTGTTGGGTAGTCGGGCATATATTATATCTCCTTATAGAGTTTGACACTTGGTCAAACCGGCTGCTGCATTGTTTTCCAATGTAACTGCTTGTGCTTTTGCTGCGGCTGCTGCGTTAGTTGCTAGGAGCAATCGACCTGCGGTTGTTCCCATCATCATAGCTGAACCTGCTGCTACGTCTGCACAGTTGATGTTCAATACAACTCCAACACCTGTAATCAAAGAACCTACAGCTCCTGAATCAATGTTTGTTAGAGCAATACCTGCGTATGCAAATTTGAATAGAGCATCGCCTGTGTCTGCTTTTTGCAATTTACCATCAGCATTGATAGTACATGCATCTCCGGCTACGATAGCTTCAGCTGCGGTATACGGAAGTATACGTGCTGGTGCTCCACCGTCGTTAATTAAAATTTCTGTTGCCATATTTAATCACCTCTTTTGTAGATAGAACGATTCAATCTAATTTGACCGCCTTCTACTTTCATACCGAATTCTCTTTCTGTCTCTGGTACTTCACCTTCGTCAGCTGATTTACCTTTACCGAAAGACCTTTCGATTTCTGCGCTAGGCTCTGGCATTGCTGCAAGAGCGTCGCTAAATCCAGTCAATCTGGACTCATCCCAAGCGGAAAGTTCTTCTACACGAGCATCCTTGGATGTTTCTTCGAGTGTACCGAATAAAACTTCTTTGGATATAATTGCTTCTACTGCTGCAAGCTTTCGGGCTTCAGCTTCTTTTGCGGCTCTCTCCTCTTCTGCTGCTTTGAAAGTTTCTAATTCTTTCATAGCTGCTTTGAATTCAGATTCGATTTCCTTTTTAGATGCTTCGGCTTCTTCAAGCTGTGTGCGTAGTGAAGCGAACTCGCGTTCGACAATGCTTTCTGCGTCGGATTTTACATTAGTTTCTTTAGTCTCTTCTGACATAATTACCTCTGTTTCTCCATCATCACACTTCTCTCCAATAGTACAAGATTCACAACAAGAGTCGCAATCTTCATCATTGGAATCCTCGTGTGTATCACATTTCGTTTCTATAGTACATTCCTTACAGACTGGGTCCATCTTTTCATTGTCAATGAAACTTACCTCTGTAGGACGAATGTTAGTGGCATAAGTGTCACCCATGACATCAATATCATTGGAAAACCAATCAATACTTACATGTGTCATGTCTCCTTCCTTAACCTTATTCATTACCTCTTGACCGCGACCATATTTATTAGATACTGTTGCTAGCATCTTTACGGCGGTCTTTCCATTATCCATCTCAATCAACTCAGGTTTCGTTGCCATGCCGATAAGGTCCTCAGTTGTTCTTTGATGGTCAATATAAATTGGGAGTTCTGAGAACTTTTCTAGGTTGTCCTTCAACATACCCCCCTCAATATAAACTTTATGTTCTTCTCCTTCTACCTCATATTCATGAGGTCCGGATGTAATAGCGATTACAGGAAATTCTACAGATTCTATTCCCTCATCACTGGAAAATGTCATATCTTCCCCATTAGTCATTTGTAAAGCAAATGTCCTTTGTGTTGGTTCCGATGACTTACTACCTTCTGCAAATTCCCGTTCAACACCATTCTCTTGCGCCCACATGCTACACATGCCAGCTGCAATCTCTTCAGGGTTATCAAAACCCCTCTTCTTCAGGTTTGATTTAGTTTGTATCATACATTTTTCAAATGTCATGCTCTATCTCCTGTTGCGTTTGCGGAGGGTTTGTTACCCCTATTTTGTGCTCTGGAGGATTCTTCCTTTTTGTCTTGGTTTTTTCCACCAGATATATTCGCATTCTTATCACTTTGTTCTTTTTTGATAGGAGATGCCTTGATATCCTCTGAAGTTTCCATGTCTAGTTCGGTTACTCCTTCAGGGTCAAGACCTCTCTCTTCTCTAACTTCGCCGGGTGATAACACTCCTTCAGACAGATAAATCATATCAGTCTTAGCTTTAGTGAAAGAATCTTCAATATTAATTTGTCTAAACTTAAATTTAGCATCGCCCTTTTCTAATTGAGGCATTAGTTGGGCGTTAAGTGCCCCTTCTATCATAGTTTGTAAATAGCGAACATATGGTTCAAATATTGGACGAGCCTTTTCTGGGTCTGTCCACATAGTTCGTGGGGTTTTAAGAGCTACATGAATTTTGTCTAATATGTCATCTGTATATTTTCCATATTCAAAAGCTCGTTGTGTACCTTGTAGTTCTTTAATACTTATATCATTTCCGTGAATTATATCTTCACCGGGTGCCAGATTATTAAAAGCATCTACAATTTCATTAATCTTATCTGGTCCATAAGGCATATCAGGTAAACCACAGGACACATCAAAACGACTAGAAGCATATTTATTTAATGCTGCCCCTATATCTCTTTCTGCATAATCTTTTAAATCCACTAAATATAAAATAGGGTGTATATCAGATAAACCATAAGCAAAATCATCAAATTGATTATTTTTTAGTTCTATTATCTCATCTTCTTCAAATCTGATGTTTTCCTCATCATCTCCTACTTTTTGATAATAATACATTATCTGACCATGCTCATTCCTTTTTACAAACATATTCTGACTGGACCTAAGAACTAAGTTGTCTCCTGTCCATTCTAAATATCCTGTACCAAAAATACGAGCATTCCTTACCCAACCATATAATATATGTTCTATATTTATATCGCGGAACATTTCTTCTACTTCTTCTCTTACGTCTTCATCTGCTGTTACTATATCAAAATTATCTTTGACTGCGTACAAACATGGTAAATCAATCAAACTACGTACTATAGGGTCAGATAAATACACATTCATGTATGTTCTGTTTTTACCTATATGTGGTTCAAAATCTTTTTCACCGCCGACGGCAAACCCTTTGTTAATTTTAAGGCGTTGAATAACACCTGCTCCAAAACTTCTAGGGTCGTCTTCTTTGTACGTGGGATTACTACCTACAGTAGCAAAACGACGTCTAATATTATCTATAAACGACATGGCTATTTATAATTAACTTTAATGAGTATATAAAGTTTTTGTTAGATTCCCCTTAAGGAATGTTTGTTTAAAGTCACTTTTCGTGCAGAAGTGGTAAAAAGTTGGCGTTGTGAGTGATTTCCTTTATTCATAGTATAATTCTTATTAAGAGGTCGCGAAACCACACTTTGACCAAAATTTCCCGACATTGGAAGCATACTGAGGGTAGCATGTAAAGCCATCGCAGTGCTGTCACAATAATCATCATGTTTTCCTGTAGGTGCAGCTATTTTTTCTGTCTTATTAGCAGCATCCATAGTGTATTCAAGGTCTATATGTTCCTTTGTCCATTTATGTAACAACTTAGCTTCATCATTTTCAAGATTCTTTGGATTAGGTACTTTTACTCTTCCTTGTTGTATGTAAGATACAAAATCTCTATACATCTGAGTTTTAGTACCTTTTGGACCACCTGTGAAAACAAACGGTACAAAATGTATATTAGCATCTAGACACGCCAACCGTAAATCATGTTCAACCGCCCCACCAATACCAGTACAATCGACAATAAGGCGAGTAGCACTAAGCTTAGTGGCAACATCCATAATACGTTGACGTTGGTATGGAATATCATGTCCACCAGTTCTGGCATTAATTTCTTCAAGGTAAACAAGTCGTGCAATATTTCCCTCGTCAGATTTATCAAGGGACCATGCACTAATGACAGTAGAATTAACAGATTTGCCAATGTCAACACCAACATTAATATTGCCTCCTCCCGAGACTCCATCCCCATCCAACTTAATAAGTCCATAATCTTCGTAACACCCCTTTATTTTTTCTGGATTAAATACATTCGCTACAGACTCTACAAACTCACACTCGTATTCCGTCCTCCAGTAGATAGAATCTTCACCCCATTCCATCATCTTATCTAACATTTCTTCTTCAGTATAAGGAGCTGAATAAGCATCTCCTTGTTTCACTGCATCTCTCCATGTAAAATGTAGTCTTTCAAACGTTTCAGCATAGCCATCATCATACAAATAACGCCACATATGGTTATCTTTTGACTTTGGTGTACCTAAATTTATGAAGGGGGCCTTATTTGAAACTATCGCTGGTTCTACGTTATCTATGAACAATTTATCATTAATTAGGGGACTTTCGTCCACAACTAAGAAAGTTGGGTGTTGTCCTCTAATAGCTTGTCCTTGATTACTAGGCGCTAATGGAGCCCTTCTCATTATAGTGCCCCCCTTAAGTGTTATGTTGGGCTTATTATGAAACCTATAATTACCCACTAGACTATTAAGAAAGGGATTATCTGCAAAGTGTCTATAAACATAATTAAAGATTAATGCTGCTTGGTCCTCAGTTGGAGCTAAAATGAATACTAAATCTCTAAATCTATTAAAAAACATATAGATTGTAACGGCAACAGACAAAGCGAATGATTTCCCACTGCCTCGTGGCGCTAATATAGCTAATTTAGTTTGCTTACCGTCATCTCTTTCTATTAAGGACTCTAAAATAATATCTTCTTGTAGAGGTCTAAGGCGTAAAGGCCGTTGTTTACCATCCACTAAATAAGCAACACAGAAAGCACGGACAAGTTTTCTCATTTTATCTTTATCTTGTCTACACTGTTTGAATATATTCTCTAATTTCCTTGAATCTAATCCACCTTTACCTGTCAATAGGGTCTTTAGGTGGCTTTGGTCCTTCATCATCTGATAACTCCTCTAAAAATGCACCAAACGATGCAGTGCTCTTTTCTATTTCTGTAGGTACTTCTATGTTTAATGCTCTGAATTCAGTATGTATGTCACGAACGATTTGATTTCTTTGTCGCAAGAGCTCTGTTCGAGCGTTAACATCCCGAATACATATAAGAATTTCCGACCACAAAAGGTCTTCAAGAGCAAGATTGCGCGCCAGAAGACGGACAAGCTCTTTATGGCGACCATATTCTGCTTCTCCGACTCGCTGACGTAATCTTTGCTCGTATTTCTCTACGTTCAAAGTGTTTTGCCTTCATCAAGGGCTGATTTAACTTTAGACTTGACTAATGCGGCAAGTTCGTCGTCTTTCTCATCCCATGCTGTTATCAATACATTTCGAACTAAAGAGTCTTTTACGTGCTTCTGCGCTTGTTCATCTAGCTTTTCAAAAGCTTTCTTCTGGGCTTTAGTTAGATTTCCATCTAATAGTTCCATTAATTCTGCTTCGTTATTCTTTAAATACTTAAAGACTAATTCTTTAACTGCTGGTACTTGATAAGCTACCGCGCTAGCTAAAACTATAACCATCATGGCTAATCCTGCTAAAATTGGTTCATCCAATAGTTGGTCTAACATTCCAGATTCTTCTACAGTTTCGATAATACTTGTAAGATTACCTTCTTCAGCAGTGTTATTATCTCCTGCTGTCATGTTTCCGTCATTATCGGCTGTGTTATTACTTGTTTCATTCATATGTTGATATCTCCATATTTTTGGGACTCTCACAAGGCACTTGCGATAAGTATCCTGTGAAGCCATGGCCCTACTGCGAGAGCCCATACATAAGTAGACAGGCTACCTATATAAAGTTTACTTCTTACCTTTCTTCTTAGTTTTGGTTTTAGGTCGTAAACTTGGGTATTTTCTATAAACAGCTCGCTTAATACCAGCAGGTCGTGGAGCATTGTGGGCTAACTTAAGAGCTGATTTAGCTCTCTTTAATGTATTAATAGGGAAACTACCAGCTGGCGCTCCTCCTGAAGGTCCAGCAAATGCTATACCTTTCTTATATTTTCCTACATTAGAGCCACCAGCCTTTTTACGTGCTGCTGCTTGTTTTTTCTTTGCGGCTGTTGTCTTCTTTCTAGGAGCCATACTTAACTCCTATATTTTGTGTTATGTTGTTGGCGCTTTCCTACGTGGTGACCGTGGTGCTTTCTTTCAGCAATTTCTACTTCTGTAACATCTCTAATTTGTTTTAGAGCTTCTTTCTTAGAAATAGCTTTATGTTCTAAAGCATGGGTCTTACCACCTACGTGACTGAAAACTTTTTCTCCAGACCCGCTTTTACGCATAGTTAGAGTTTTATCTATATTTTCTTTCTTGTTAACACTGACCATATTTATTCCTCGTCCTTTGTTATGCTTGCGCTATTATTAGGCAAGTCTTTAACTTTCTCTAACCAATCAATTGTGTGTAGTGGAACAAACCCTTCTTCTGGTTCACCACTACCGCTCTGATAATTAAATTGGAGTGGTTTATCTGGTAAATCCTTATAAGATGTGATAGGCTTTTTGTAGTTCATCTCATCTATCTCTGCTTTGTCAGGTTTGTCGAACTTTAACATCATATCTGGATTGTTAGTGTGAAAGTGTTCACCTTTTAGTTCGTTATATATTTTTTCTGTTGGCATATTATTCCTCCTGCTCGCAGCAGCTGCATTCGCAGCCGCAGCAATGTTTTTGTTCTTTAACTGATTCCAAATCAGCTTTCATTTTTTGGACCTGATGATACAAGTCCTTTACTTCAAAGTCATTCATTTTTTACTCTCCATCTTATGTTCTTGTTCTTGTGCCTTAGATTCAATCATCTGGGCTTGTTTCTGAGATGCATCGTTATAATCAATAACAGCTTGTGCTTTTATCTTATAGAACGCTGTCTTCTCAGCTTGTTCTTGTTTCCATACGTCTAGAGCATCTTTAATAATTAGAAGAGCTGGCCCACCTAATATAGCTATCAAAGTTGTATATGCTTCAATATTCTCAAGAACTGCTGAGTTATTAAGTCCCGTGTGTATAACGAAACCTGCAAACCCAACCCAGAGTAAAACTAAAGGTACAGCAATCATAAACATGAAGATATCGTTAAATGTAACTCCTTCACCTTTTTCTTTACTCATCTTTGGTTTCTCCTCTTTCTTTTTTTCTGACACTACCTTTATTAATTTGGGTTTTCTTTGTTTTAATGCTTGGCGCGCAAAATTCACAAGTACCGCGAAAGCAGTTACAATTGATAGTCCTGCCATCACTATCCCCATCATTGTTAATAAATCTATCCATTCCATCATTCCTCATCATCCTCTCCCTCATAGTTTTCGTCAAAGCGATTAGAAACTGATTCCTTTATTATCGCCTTTAAGTCATCTACCTCTGATATAATCTTACTTAGCATATTTGTTAGTAAAAGCATATCTTTAGCTTTCATACCTCTAATCTCCATCCCATTTCTTCTATGTCTTCATTACCCCAATTGGTGGAGTAACCAACATATTCTCCTTCTTCGTAATAGTCACCGTTTCCATTATAGTCTGCATAATAAGACGTATAATAAAACCAGTAACCTTCGTGAATATCAGTGAACTGTTCTTCTAAATCTACATCGAATAGTTCGTCATACTCAAACCAATGTTCATCTTCGAACCATCCTGAAACATTAAGGAATACTTGAGTATATACATAATTATCATAATACATTGATTTATTACCATCGTCGTCTTCCTCAATCATTATGTGTACTAAATCGTAATAAACTAATATAGGTAATGGGTCGTCCATATCATCACAATCTGTATCAAAGTCCATAAAGAAATCTATACTATTATTGGAAGGTCTAGATACATTACCATGAGATAAACCATCCCAAGCATACATTTCAGTATGGTTACAGTGGTTTTCTTCATTCTCATAATCACATGAGCCATCATCTTCAGTTGCACGGTCATTGTAGTTATTAGCATCTACATCCATACAACCATAAACTGTTTCGTTAGTTTGAGTTTCATTAGTTGTATTATTACCACCTTGATTTAAGATATTACATCTCCCATTATCATGTGTGGCTTGGGGGTCATAGTTAACCGCTTCAGGGTCTGTACAACCATATACAATCACCACAAAGTTACAACTCCCATCATCGAATGTAGCTTGTGGATTATAATTAGTGGCATTATCTTCTAGACAACCTCCGATAGGTCCTTCATCATCTCCATTCATAAAATCATGAATGATAGACATGTTAGCACCTCCACTCAGAATAGCTAAAAGAATCACGGTGATTATAGTTCCTATTTTTCTCCCTACTTGGGTTTCCCCAATCTTATCAGCAGCTTTACCAATAGTCTCGAATAGTTTTTCCTCTTCATCGTCTTGAGGTTTTCGTGGACCACCAATCCCTAAAATCTCTCGTTCTTCTTCAGAGATTACGGAAATGGCTCCATAATCATCGCGCGCCATGTATTATTTTACATGACGCTTGTATTTAAAGATTACCCCTAATCGAAGTCAGGAAATTGGTCTTGAGACTCAACATCCAAATCTTTCTTCAAAGATGAATCTATATCTGAATAGTTTTCCTTTTTACGTTTTTTATATTTAGGTTCCCATTTTGGTACTTCCGCATCACAAGGTCCACCATTACTTTTATGGAAAGAACACCACTTACAAAGGTTCTGAGGCTTTTGCTCATATCTATCTTCGTATTCTTCGCGTTCCTTTATACAATCATGTACCATCTTAATTAAGTCTTTAGCTTCATCAAGCACTTCTTGATTAACCTTAACAAAGAAAGTATCATCAAAGCGGAGGTAATTAACGCCTACGAATGTCGGCATCTCGCCCATCTCTAATGTGTATAAGAAAGCATAGATAATCAACTGGCGATAATATTCCTCTGGTAAGTATGCTCCGTAGCGCTTACTAGTTTTATAATCTAATAAAGTAGTACCACCATCAAAATCATTACATACTACATCAATAACGCCTACTATTGCATATTCTTTAGACTTAACCCATTTCTCAGCATACTTAGGAGCTACTGCATTCCATGCTTGTTGTTTATTCCTAAATATCTTCCAATCAACCATTTCAGTTAATTTCTTATTGACGGAGTCAACAAAGTTCTGTAATAAAGCTTCAGTCTCTTTATACATAGCATCCATCTCTTCGTGGGTATGTACTTCCCATAACCATTTATGTTTAGCTATCTTTTCTTCCCAACCAGTTTCAAATTGACCTTGAACCCATAATTTAGGAACTCCTTTCTCCCATTGTGGTAGAGTACGGAATTGTTTTTTAAATAAGTCTTCTAATACTTGGTGTACTAATGTACCTCTAAAAAGATGTATTGTTTTCTTCTGTGGTAATTTAGCTATATAGTTATAGTAAAACTCTCTTGGGCATTTTAGGTAAGTATTAATCTTACTTGGGCTCAACCTCATATGACTTGCTGTCCATGTTTCTTTACTCATTAGTGTCCTCCGTGTCGAAAAAGAATATATGAAATAATCTATCGTTCATAATAGAATCACCAAAATACTGCGAAGCTGCATGTATTAATTTAGCATCCATAATTACACATCTGTTGTATTTATTTCCTATCTTATCTATTAATTCAAAAGGAGTCTCATCATAAAAGTTACCTTTGAAGATATCCCAGTCATCACCCCTAATAGAATCTAATCCTGTTTCTTTGTGTCTGAACATACTAGTTCCACATTCTGGTGGAGCATCTGGTGTTAAGTATACCAGAGCAGCCCATTGTTGTGAATCAGCATGTATTACGAAAGGGTCTTCAGCCATACAATGTTGAAATACTCCATTGGTTTGGTAATCCCAACCCCCAAGTTCTTTACCTTTACACACCTTACCTTCTAAAAGTTTTTCGAATGTTTCTTTTACTCCTTTAAAATGGTAGTGTTCTAATGTCCTATGTCCTACTGCACCATGTTCTCCTCGTGGAACATAATCACGTGTTAAAGCAAAATCTCTTACAGCTTCAGGGTCATTGTAAAAATTATCAATAACTATGAGAGTTGGTTTAGACTTAGTTACTTCAACGTCTTTAATAGAGTCTATAAGTATTTCTTCAATATCTTTTCCTTCTGTTTTCTTTTTATACTCAAAATAATCATCAGGATGTTTTATACCTAATTCATTCATTTCTTTAAAGTCCTCAGCTGATATAAACCCATCAGGTTGTATGTTAGGGGGGGATATTAACTTAGGCATCTTTTTTATTCTCCCTCTTAGCTAATATCTTTTTAATTATTTCTTCTTTATCAGTTGTACTATTTTCAGACTGAGATGCAAGTTTGTCAGCATCTTTACCTTCTAAGTTATCTATATTCCATTGGCAGTGTCCTATGTAAGTAGGTGATATACCATCTAACTTTTGTACTTCTTTAAACTTGGTAAGGGATTCATCAAACCTACCCAACCACCATAAAGCAACTGCTTCTTGGAAAGGTAAAGTATAGTAGCCCTCATAATTAACATTAGGTATTCTATCATTTTTAGGTACCCCATTTAGCCTCTGGCCAGTTCTAGACCATGCATAAGATTCTTGCCATAAGCCCGCTCTTTCATATGATATGGTTAGCAGATGATAAGCTTCAGGTCTTTCTGGCATCAATCCTATAGCTAATAAACAACTATTCCTTACATGTGCGTTTCTATCCTTTAAGGCTTCTAAACATATAGCCTTTCTTAAGAGACACTCATAAGCTACCTTTGTCTCATCTGTGAGTTCTGCACACTTAAGATAGTATCCCATTGCAGAAGCCATATGCCCCATCAGTTCATACTGATACCCCAACTCAAAGGAGTTAAGGGGTTCATCTGGGTCTGCGATGTATTGTTCTATTTTACTAATCAATTCTTGCATTATTTATCCTTCCTTGCTATAAAAATCTCAGGGTGGGGTGTCCCACCTATCTTATACCCTAATTCAAATAAATATTGAAATAGGTTATCTTTTAATGTAGTGTTGGTTGTATTGTTGGCTGGCCAACTTTCAAAGAGTATAGGTGGATAGTTATTTTCTTTTAGAGTTTCCGTAGCTCCTTTTAGAACTTGCAACTCGTGTCCTTCTACATCTATTTTAATAAAACCTATATCATTCAAGCTATAACTATCTAGTCTTTCTACAGTCATTAAATAATTATCTTGGTTATTACCTAACCACTGTCCGTCATGATATTCTAAACCAAATCCATTGGTTCCTCCATCTTTACTTCTTTCATAAAAGATTTGTCTTGAAGTAGATTCTCCTAACGCTACATTATGTGTTGTGACTTTGTTTGATAAGTTTTTTAACATTATATTAGCACATAAAAAGTTATAAGTTCTTTTGGTAGGTTCAAACGCAACTACTTCTTTACAATAAGGAGCTAAGGTCCATGTATATGTTCCTACGTGTGCTCCTATGTCTATAAATCTTTTTTCATTATGCATAAAGTTATTTTTTACCCAATCAATTATTTCATGTTCAGGAACTCTATTATCATCTAAGTATTGTACCATAGCTTCAGGAACAAAGTAGTTCTCATAATCTAACCTATCTATAGTTTTTTCTTTAATTAAAATAGGTCTATCACTATCTGTAGCTGTCCCTTGTGGATTTAATGTTATTTCTTCTTCCCAATCAGTAGCCACCATACATGGTTTATCTATTCCATTCTCACACCTCATAC